TCATCCCTGATTCGGACCGGTATAGTTCAAAATACGAGTCCGTGAAGTGCATTAACCTTGACAATTGGAAACCCGAAAGCGGTTTCCGACTTGGCAATACAGACGGGATCCTGTATTACATCGACAACTGGGGCAGTCTTTCCTTCTACAGAAAACGCAAACGGGCCGCCTCGGAGAAAAAGTCTCAGGCTCAGATTGAGGAAGAAAAGGCCATCGCCGATGCACACGCAGCCATAAAAGAGGAAGAAGAAATCGCCTTCGATCTGCGTCAGAAATTCATTCAGAACTTGACGGTTACGCAGAAGAATATCGGGCTTATCCTCCGCGGCGCCGCGATAGGCATTATCGCAGCAGCAACCCTCTATAAATCCCCTGACCGCAATGTCCTTATCAAGATGATGGGCGTCGATCCGGACGGGAAATGGGATGAAACGCGGGATAGAGCCGTAAGCGCAGCGACGTCCTTGACCAACAACGATCTGGCACCTGAGATTATTTACGCCCAATTCCAGGACAGTAAGAAAAATGGCTACCATTCTTCTTACTTGGCTGAATGGCCAAAGCACGAGAAAAATCTTATGCTGGACGCCTTGTACGCATGGTTGGAGCTTATGGGGTATGAAATGTCCGACGATGAAAAATGCCTCCAGAACGGGACACACAGACTATTTACCCACTCCGGGAATATTGACGATGGGGGTGAACGGCAGTGACCGCGGAAGCCATGGCGCACGACCTTCGAGCGTATGCCGATTGGTGCATTGCACATTACGAGGACGTCCCGCCAACAATCGTCAATGACCTCAATGCTGCAGCAGCACTGATTGAGCAGCAGGAAGCGAAAATCGCGGAACTGGAAGCAAAACTGCCGCGTTGGATTCCGGTAGAAGAAAGGCTACCAAAGAAAGGAGAGGATGGCCGCGATTGCTCATGGGTGCATTGTATCGTGTCCGTTTTAGCAACACGTGTCTATAGCCGCTATGACGGAGAAGCGGAAGAATACAAATTCATTGCACCTGCCATGTTCGATACGGAACAGAAAATCTGGCACGCTGGACAGGAAGAAGCGGCGTTCGATGTTAATGCACTTATTCAGCCGGAGGATGCCGAGGGTGATTACATTGGCTATTGGATGCCGTATCCCGATGCACCGAAGGGAGCGTACCTGCCATGAAATCTGTACTTATTAGCATCCGGCCGGAATGGTGTCAAAAGATCGCTTCCGGCGAGAAGACCATCGAGGTCAGAAAGAACCGGCCAAAGCTGGCCCCGCCGTTCAAGTGCTATATCTACTGCACGCAGGCGAAGTACCCGCATGAAGACTTTATTGAGACGGAGTACCCGAAGCCGCAATTTTACGGCGGCGGAAAGATTATCGGAGAGTTCACGTGCAAGGGCTTCATCCTGTTCAGCCATGGCCGCCCGTGCTTCGTGACGGAGACACCGGAGGAGATCGAGCGGATGGCCTGCCTGACACGCAAGGAAATATGGAAGTATGCGCCGGAGGGCAATCCCATCGGCTGGCGCATCACCGACCTGGTGATCTATGACGCGCCGCGCGAGTTGAGCGAGTTTACTGGGCTTCGGACAGAAGAAAGCGGCTTTGAACTGCGGACGCTTGAGCGACCGCCGCAGAGCTGGTGCTATGTCGAGGCGGCTGAGCATGGAGAAAAATCTCAAAGCGAAGGAAGAACATAGGGGGTGGATTTGATGTCAGAGGGCATCCATATCAAAAATGTTGATTTATGCGATAGGTGCGCGTTTGGGGTTGAGCAATGCGGTATGAACTGCGATATCTGCGCTATGCAAGCCAGCGGCGAACATGGTTCGTGCCTGTGCCTTGAGGTAGTCCCATGTACGCCATGCCCATATTTTAAGGAGGCTACAAATGAAGGAAAATGATACTCTTATCAGCTATCTTAATGAGCTGAACCAAAGCGGTAAAATTCGGTACGACGATTACAGCCGACTCTTTGACATGGCGTGTGAGCTGGGCAACGCTGACGCTGTTCTTTCCACGGCCACGGAGGATATTGCCGCGCTGCTATGGCTGAGTGGAAACTGCGAGTATTGCAGATATGGCCGCAAGGAGGAATTCGGTGGGGCAAGCCGATGGACCTGTGCTCATGGCGCTGGGTCGGATTGCCGTCCGGCGTGGCGTGGTCCGCAGAACACAGGCACACCTTTTCTCAAGGCGGAGCCAATGCCAAAGCAGCAGCCAAAGCAGAAAAGCCGTGTTGAGCGCATGTTTGGTCCGAAGGATTCTTGGGGGCAGGAACAGAAAGCAGCTGGGCAAAAACCATATCGCGGTTTCCTCCTGATGCGTTGCAGAGAATGTGGGAAACTGCGCGGCTTCCACGCTAAAGTGCCAATCACAGAATACCGCTGTGAGTGCGGTGGAGTAACGCCAGTTGCAAATTTGCGCCCGCTGCACCTTCGGTGCAAATGCGGGAAGCACTTCATGTATCGCACCAACGTCGTGGAGGACACGCTCACATACGGCTGCCTTGCTTGCGGAGCGCCTGTAGACTTGGAATACAACCACAAAAGCGATTCCTATGAGACTGTGCGCTGATGCTGGTAATCACCATACAGGTCGACGCACCGCACGGCAGCGCGCAGGGACTGAAAGAACGCATCGCCATGGATTTGGAGAGGTACGGGCGCGTGAAAGTAACGTCCATTGAGGAAGAAGCGCCGGTATATCGGCAGATGGAATTTGGAGATGCGCCAATTCAGAGGCGAGGAAACAGGTGTGGATGGAAGAGGGTGAAAACTTGACGCTTGCAGACTTAAATCAGCATTTGGAAAGCATAGAGCGGCTCACCAAGGCGCGAGAAATGCTGCTCTCTTTGCGGGAAGCGGCGTTTCCCGGAGCGGCGGTCATAACCGGGATGCCCCATGCCCCGGGCGTTAAGGATAAGGTTGGCGATCTGGCGTCGGAAATCGCAGATATGGATGCCCGTATCAGCTATCTGGAAGCCGAGGTCAAGGCCAGCGAAGCGACAATCCTCCCGTTTATCCAGTCCATTACTGATGATCAAACGCGCCTGATATTCCGGCTTCGATACCTCCGAGGGCTGCGTTGGAAGGAGGTTGCGGCTGTTATCGGGGGGCGCAACTCCGAGGAATCCGTAAAAATGGCGTGCTATCGATATCTTGGCGAGTGAAAAGTTGTTACGCTCTGTTACCCTGTGTTACTTGTAGTTACGCTTAAGGGCTGCTATGATTATACTCGTAAAATCCTACATAAGCCGGGCGGCTCTCCAAGCGAGGGCCGCCAATCTTTATGGGAAAGGAGGATCTGCCCCGCGTTGCTCCTTTGCGCGGGGATGGCTCAAGTCCGGAAAAGTTTCGCCGCTGGAACGGATTGTGAGTACATTACACAAAGGAGGATTCCCCATGCTGTTCAAAGCAAACTATTCTCTCGGCGCCGACACGCCGCAACGAGGTGTGACGGCATGATTTATCTGGAAAACGATGTGTTTCAGGAAGCGCTGCAGCGAATCCGCTTTATCTACGATAATCACGATGATGTGATCGTCAGTATGTCCGGCGGCAAAGACAGTACCGTTCTGTTTCGTATGGCGCTGATGGTAGCGCAGGAGCGCGGCCGTCTGCCGCTCAAGGTGTTCTGGCTCGACCAGGAAGCCGAGTGGCAGGCTACGGTGGACTATATGCAGGAGATCATGGAGCTTCCGGAAGTGATGCCGTTCTGGTTCCAAATCCCGTTCGAGTTCACAAATACGCTCTCCCCCGAAAAGAACTTCATCAGCGTTTGGAAACCGGAAGACAAGGCTATCTGGATTCATCCCCAGCATCCGCTTTCCATTAAGGAAAACCCCAGCACCGAAAACCGGTTCCATGAGTTGGTGAATGTGCTGCCCGGATACTGCACAGATTCCGAAAACTGCGCAGTGCTGGTGGGTATGCGAATGACGGAAAGCCTGAACCGGCGCGTTGCAATCACGCAGCACGAGGCCAGATACAAGGGCGTCACATGGTGCAAAAAGAAGGTTGGTCGATGCCAAGTCTTTTGGCCGATTTACGATTTTACCAACGATGATATCTGGACGGCTATTGCCCGGAATCATTGGGCCTATAATCGTGTTTACGACCTTCAATACCAATGGGGCTTGGCGAAAGAGGCCATGCGCGTCTCCGCTCTCATCCACGAAACTGCATGGCACTCGATTGAAATGCTGCAGGAGTTTGAGCCGGAGACATACAACCGGTTTATCCGGCGCGTTAGCGGTGTCGGCACATTCGCCCACACCTTTGATTCCGGCGATATTATCCCGCGGCAGCTCCCGTTTGCCTTTGCGTCATGGCTGGAGTACCGGGACTACCTGCTCGTACACATTGTAAAGCCTGAATATCATGACCTATTCCGCCGCCGCTGGAAGAATCAGACCGGGGACGAGTGGTATCGCGTGCACGTCAAAGAGATCGTGCTTAACGACATCGACGGCACAAACAACGCCAACGCTCGCTCCCGCTTCAGGATTCGCTCCAAAATGCCGGTGTATCGCCAGAGAGATGCCGAGCAGTTTGAGCAGTACATGGGGGCAAAGTCATGATTGCAGATCAACCCATTTATAACGTCGAGTGGATTCCCGTTGAAAAGGTCCACGCGAACAATTACAACCCCAACAGCGTTGCCACCCAAGAAATGAAGCTCTTATACCGCTCCGTTAAAGCGGACGGATATACGCAGCCGGTCGTTACCATCTACGATGAGAAGAAAGACCGATACGTCATTGTTGATGGCTTTCACCGATACAGCATCATGCGCCGGTACAAGGATATTTACGCTTCCTGCGAAGGAAAACTTCCCTGCGTTGTACTGCATGGCAAAACAATGAATGATCTTATGGCCTCCACGGTGCGGCACAATCGCGCCAGAGGGAAGCACTCCATTAACGGTATGTCCAACATCGTCATGGAGATGCTGATGAACGGTGCCACCGATCTGCAGGTTTGCAATGAGCTTGGCCTTGAGCCGGAGGAGCTGGTGCGCCTGAAGCACATCACCGGCTATGCGAAGTTGTACGAGAATAATTCGTACACTCGTGCCGCGATTTCCGAGAACCAGGCACGTCAGATGCACAAATATCGGAAGGAGCTGGGCGGCGATGGAAATTGTTAATCAGATCGTCATGCGGAAGATTTCCGAGGTCCGCCCATATGTACGGAATCCCCGGAAAAACGACAAGACGGTGAATCTGCTGGTGGAGATCATTCCGAAGGTTGGCTTCAATGTGCCGTTGGTCATTGACCGGGCTGGGGTCATTGTCAAAGGCCACGCCAGATACGCCGCTGCGATCCGGCTGGGTATGCAAGAGATCCCCTGCGTGGTCACGGATGCGGACGAGGAGACAATAAAGCTTGATCGTCTCGCGGATAACAGAATATCAGAGTTCTCCGAATGGATTGACGAGGACCTTTTGCATGAAGTCGATATGCTGAATCTGGATTTTGATTTTGACCTAGATGCATTAGGCTTCTCTGTTCCAAGCGACAGCTTTGCAGAAGACTTTTTTGAATCGGATATGGGTGGCACACAGGGTGAGTCGGATAGCGATCGTCGTGCCCGATATGCTGCTTATCTTGAAAGCTCAGCAAAGGAAGAAGCTGCGAATGCTGCGATTGTTACACAAGAGCAATTGGATAAGGCTAAGGCATCCGCAGTTGCGGTAGTCGAGAAGCCACCCAAGTACTTCAAAGTTGTTTGCGAGCAATGCGGGAAAGTCATGTTCATCAAAGAAGGAGACGCTGTGTTTGCGACGATGTGATCGATGCCACCCGGCCTAGCCTCAAAAGGTACTGTGAGGGGGTGTGGGGGGATCATTGCGGGCTCGACGACCCCGATTGTCGCCTAGTTAGTGGTACCGATTTTCGATAATTTCGTTACGAAATCCGGTACGAAATTTAATGCTGTTTGCGTCGCAGGGATTCATTTTCCTGCGCGATTCTTTTTTCAGGAGCACACAGTTAGGCATGCTGTGTGCCGTCCTCTCCTATATATGACCACACGAGGGTAAGGGTCACACCTTTTGGTGCTCCAGTGCAATTCTGGTGAGCCCTCAATAGAGCGAAAGGAGATTGCTATATGGCCGAACGAGAAAAAGTCAGCGCAGAGGCTGAGGTTACCACAACGGAGCTTGCCGCGATCCTTGGTATTACGGCAAGACGGGTGCAGCAGATGGCGCAGGATGGAACTGTCATTCCGGTACGGCGCGGGTACTTCCAGCTTGGCGATGCCGTTCAGCGATATATCAATTTCCTTTCCAAGCCGCAGGTCAGCGAGGCAGAACAAAAACTGGAAACGGCGCGGAAGCAGTCAGAGGCACAGCTTAAGTTATCCAAAGCTCAGCTGGCCAAGATGGAAGTCGAGGAGCTAAAGGGGCGGCTGCATCGGTCCGAAGATGTGGAAGCGTTCACCGAGGACCTGATCTATACAATCCGCAGTGCGCTGCTGTCGCTGCCGGGGCGGTTATCCGTCGATGTTGCTGCGACCAGCAGCCCGGCCGAGGCATCCGAGTGTATCCGGAAGGAAGTGCACGCGATTATGCGCGAGTTGTCCAACTACCGCTATGACCCGGAGAAATATGCTGAGCGTGTCAACGAGCGCCGGAACTGGGGCAACGCGGGGCGCGATTATGACGAAGAATAATGCCCCGGCTGCGCTGACAGAGGCGGAGCGCAACGCCAGAAAGCGCGGCGCCGCACGGCTAAACCGAGCGATGCGCAAGGCACTGTCCGGCATGACGCCTCCTGACGATCTCACGGTCAGCCAGTGGGCAGAAGTCAAACGCCGCCTGTCTGCGGAGAGTGCCGCCGAACCCGGTCCTTGGCGCACTGCCCGTACCCCATATTTGCAAGAGCCAATGGACGCATTTACCGACCCCAAGGTGCGGCACATCGTCATGGTGGCTGCATCGCAGGTTGGCAAGTCCGAGTTTTTGAATAACTGCATCGGCTACATCATCGACGAGGACCCTGGCTCTATCCTGTTTATTCATCCCACGACCATTGACGCGCAGGAGTATTCCAAGCTCCGTATTGCGCCCATGCTCCGAGACAGCCCAGCTCTCCGGCAAAAGGTGTCCACGCCCAAAAGCCGCGATTCCCGCAATACAATCCTGCAGAAAGCATACCCCGGTGGCATCCTGACCATGTGCGGTTCGACCGAGGCCCATGCGCTGGCATCAAAGCCCATCCGGTACGTATTCGGTGATGAACGTGATCGATGGGCGCTTTCGGCCGGCAACGAGGGCGACCCGTGGGATCTGGCGATGGCCAGACAGACCACGTTCTATAACGCCAAGGCTGTCGAGGTTTCGACCACAACGATCAAGAATGCCAGTGCCATCGAAGCTGCCTACTACACCGGCACAATGGAACGCTGGAATTCACAATGTCCGCATTGCGGCGAGTACCACGAAATCCGCTGGGCAGACATCCGCTTTGAGTACGAAGAATCCGTCATTGCCCGAAAGAAAACGTTCCGCGTGAAATCTGTGTATTACGTCTGCCCCGGCTGCGGCTGTGTTTCTTCGGAAGTGGAGATGAAACGCGCGTCAGCAAGATGGGTCGCAGAAAACCCGGAAGCATACACGCAAGGAACTCGCTCTTTCTGGCTGAACGCTTTTGTCAGCCAGTGGGCTTCATGGGAAACCATCGTACTGAAATATCTCAATGCGCTCGGCAGCACCAAGAAGATGCAGGTCGTTTATAACACCTGCTTTGGCGAGCCGTGGGAAGACCGCGGCGACATTGAGGATGAGGATTCGCTGCTCGCTCGCCGCGAGGACTACGGCAAGGACAAAAGCGGCGAACCAATTGAGTTGCCGCCCGGCGTGCTTGTGCTGACTACCGGTATCGACACGCAGGATGATCGCATGGAATATGAGATTGTCGGCCACGGGCATTTTGGTGAGACTTGGGGCATTGAAAAAGGCATTGTTATGGGCCGCCCGGATGATGAAGCCACCTGGCGCAAACTTGACGAGGTTGTGTTTGACCGCGTGCTACGATTTGAAAACGGTGTTGGTTTGCGTGTGTCCATGTCCTTTGTGGATGAAGGCGGACACTTTACACAGGAAGTCCGTATGCAGTGCCGGGCGCGACTCGGCAGGAAGGTGTTTTGCATCAAGGGCATGCCGGGCAGCGACAAGCCGTATACCGCGCCGCCGAAGAAACAGAAAATCATCGTGAACCAAATTGCTGTTGGCACATGCTGGCAGTATCAGATTGGTGTCGACTCCGGCAAGGAGATCATTATGGATAATCTGCGCGTTCAGACGCCGGGTGCGAAATATTGTCATTTCCCCAAACGAGACGATTACGGCAGCGCCTATTTTGCGGGCCTGTTGTCGGAAACAAAGGTCTATGACCCGAACAAAAAGCAGCCATGGTCTTGGAAGAAAATCCCCGGCCATGAGAGAAATGAGGCGCTGGACTGCCGGAACTATGCACTGGCTGCATTTCGCGCACTCCCCAAAAACCTTGACGAAATCGACAATCAACTCAAGTCCGCTGCTGGAATACAGGCGGCTGCAACGGCTACAATTGAGCCGCCCCGCCGCCGTCAGCCTCAACGCAAGCGAACAAAACGATATTATGACGATTGGTAGGAGGACCTATGGCAAGCAAAACCATTCTGGAAAAAAGGCTGACATTCCGAACCAAGGCGCTGGAAAAGCTCTATGATGCTTATACGGCACTGGTCGATGGCGGCGTGAAGTCCTATATGATCGATGATCGACAGCTTACCCGCTTTGATCTTCCGGCGCTGTCCGAGGAGATCAAAACAATGGAGAGCGAGATCGACGCGCTGGAGGCCGAGCTTGCCGGGAAGAAGCGGCGCAAGGCTTTTGGCGTGATCCCGCGCGACTGGTGACCTTTTTCGTGAGGTCACGAAAATGATATTGGCAATTTGCCCGCAAGGGCTTTTGCATAGGTTGTCTGGCGGAGTTTGCTCCTTTCGCCGCCAGACGGCCTATTTTTATTACCATTCTAGGAGGTGAAAGCATTGAGCAAAAGAAAAAACACGAGGCCGCGCAACACCCAGGCGAAGGGATACAGCGAGGCGGGCGCGAGCATAACCCGCCGCGCATTGCGAGGCTTTGTCCCGGCCAGCGGCGCACCCAACGAGGATATCAACCGCAACAACGCCACGCTGCGCCAGCGAGCGCGAATGCTGTATATGGCATCGCCCGTGGCAACGAGCGCTATCAATACCAATCGTACAAAGGTCATTGGCACAGGGCTGACGCTCCGGTCGACCGTCGATGCAGAAGCCTTGGGCTTGCCGCCCGATGCGGCGAAAAAATGGCAGCATACGGCAGAAATGGAATTCCGGCTATGGGCCGGAAAAAAGCAGAACTGCGACGCTCTGGGGCTGAACACCTTTGAAAGTCTCCAGCAGCTGGCGCTGAAATCATGGCTACTGTCCGGAGACGTGTTTGTGCTCATCAAGCGCTATCCTGCCACAGCCCAGAATCCGTATCGTATGCGGCTGCACGTGATTGAGGCGGACCGCATATCCACGCCCTCTAAGTTTTGCGGCCGCCACGCAGCCACGACAGGGATAACGGAAGGCAAAGTGCCAGACGGGTATTCCGGAGCCGGGCATAAGGTATATGACGGCGTCGAGGTCGATGATAACGGCCGCGTCGTTGCGTACTACATATGCAACGTTTATCCCGGCCAGATTACAGCGGAGCCGAAGACATGGGCGAGGGTAACCGCCTTTGGTGACCGCACTGGACTGCCGAACATCCTGCATATCATGGATTCCGAGCGCCCGGACCAATACCGGGGCGTACCCTATTTGGCGCAGGTCATTGAGCCATTGCTCCAGCTCCGGCGCTATACAGAATCGGAGCTGATGGCGGCGCTGGTGCAGAGTTTCTTCACCGCGTGGGTTGAAACGGAAACCGATCCGGCAGACACCCCCTTTAACGAGGTCGGCGGCGGAGACATCGACGGCATGCCGGCAGATGCCGTAAGCGGATCGGGCCCGGCGTACAGTAACCTATCGGCCGATGAAAACGAATACGAAATGGGGCCGGGTACGGTCACACATCTCGCTCCCGGCGAAAAGGTACAGTTTGGAAACCCCAATATCCCCACAGCCGGATTCGAGACATTTGTTAAAACGTTGTGTCGACTGATTGGGTCCGCTTTGGAACTGCCCTATGACGTGCTGGTCAAGGAATTCAATAGCTCCTATTCGGCCAGCCGCGGTGCGCTGCTGGAAGCATGGGAAGCATTCAAAATGCGTCGCTCATGGTTTGTTGCAGATTTCTGTCAGCCAATTTATGAGACATTCTTGGCCGAGGCAGTTGCACTCGGCCGCATCAATGCGCCGGGCTTTTTCACTGATCCACTGGTGCGGGAGGCGTGGTGCGGCGCACGGTGGATTGGCCCGGTGCAAGGACAGCTTGATCCCAAGCAAGAGGCCGAAGCTGCTCTGCTGCTGACCGGCTGCGGCATCAAAACACATGAGCAGATCACCCGCGAATTGGGAGGCGGCGACTGGGAAGAAAATGTTGCGCAGCTGCAGCTGGAAAATGAGTTGTTGCAAAAAGCCGGGAGCACGGCGCATCAGCAGTCTGTTGCTCCGGATGGTGGCAATGATGAGGAAGACGAATCTTGAGCACCTGCGAGACCTAGGCGTTTGGAAGATGGCGAACGCCATTTGGAACTATTTCACTGATACATGTGCATATTGCCCGCGCGATCGAGAGCGCCGCTGCAATAATGATTGCCGCGCCGGTTTTCGAGAATGGCTATATGCGCCGTATATCCCATCCAGTTCTGTTTGGAAGGAGAACAAAAAATGAGCAGACCAAAGAGCGCACACCAGAGACCGCAAGTCAGCATCAAAAAGTCCGTTTATGCCATGGCGACTACAGATTCCGCCGGGGATTCGGCGGAGATCACCATGTACGGGGATATCTACGAGGAGCAGCCGACAAATTGGTGGGGCGAACCCATCGAAGGGCAGTACATTCTGCTTAGTGAGTTTTTGGAGGATCTCAAGCAGATTTCTTCCTGCAAAAACATTACCATCCGCATGAATAGCTACGGCGGTGACGCCGGAGCATCGAACATGATTCATAACCGCCTGCGAGAGCTTGCCCGGAGCGGCGCAAAGCTCACTTGCATTGTGGATGGGGTCGCCATGTCTGGCGGCAGCATTATCATGTGCGCCTGTGATACGGTCAAGGTAAACCCGTCCAGCATCATCATGATCCATAAATGCTGGCAGTTTTTGTGGGGCGGTTACAATGCCGACGAGCTGCGGGAACAGGCCACACAGCAGGACGCATGGGACAAGATGCAGGCAGAGGTCTATAAGCGGAAAACTGGGCTTTCGGACACGGTTATCCTGCACATGATGGCCGACACGACCTATATGACGGGCAAAGAAGCCATCGAAAAATGCTTTGCTGATGAACTGATTGAGGACGCCGAGCCGACCAATATTGCTGCCAGCGCAGACGGGCGCAGCTTGTTTGTGCGTGGTAAGCAGATTCACCTTGCGCCGGGGATGTTTGCCCCGGACTCTATTCCCACGGTCACACCCGAGGCCTCCACCCCGGTTGAGACACATACAAATTCGCCGGATACTACCGGCAACGAAGGAGGAAATTCCATGACTTTGGAAGAGCTCCGGGCGCAATACCCGGACGAAATCGCCCAGGCGGAGGCCGCTGCCCGTGCTTCCGTCGACCACGCCGACGCGGTCAATGCCGCAATTCAGGCAGAACGCGCACGCATGCAGGAAATCGACGAGGTTGCCGGGCTGCTCAATCCCACCGATGTGCAGCAGGCCAAGTACGGAGACAAGCCCTGCACTGCTGCTGATCTGCTGATGGCCGCTGCAAAAGCAGCCGCGAAGCAGGGCAAGAAATTCCTTGCTGACCTTGCGAGCGACAGTGAGGATTCCGGCGCGGAAAACGTCGGTGCGGCTCCGCGTTCTACGGAGGGTGAAGAGGCTGACGAGACGGGCAAGACGCCGGAAGCACGCATGGCGGCTGCGAGAGCCAATGTTGCCGAGCTGTTCGGCAAGAAGAAGGAGGGTTAACCCATGACCAATCTGAGCAAGAAACTCGGCGAGATGGACTTTGACGGCCTGCTCACCGACATCAAGCCCGCACCCGAGGTGCGCGGCGGTACGATCCGTAAGCTGTCTGCTGCTGCAACGCTCAAGCGCGGCACAATCCTCGCAAAGTCCTCCGGGACCGGCGGAGACGGCAAACTGGTGGCGCTTGGCACCACCGCAGTAAGCAACGAGACGCTTACCCCGGACTGCATCCTATGTGACGATGTGGAGATCGGCACCGCTGCAGATGAAAATGCCGCGGTTTATACCGCTGGCTGCTTCGACCCTGACAAGGTGAGCGTCGCTTCCGGTTACAGCATCACGGAGAGCGACAAGGACAATCTGCGTATGCGCGGCATCGTCTTCAAGGCTGCCGCTGCTGCGCTCTAAGGAGGAAGAACAATGCCTGAACTGAATTTTTTTGACACCTATGTGCTGATGGCGATCGTGGAAGAAATCGTTCCTCAGCAGACGTTCTTCAAGGATCGTTATTTCCCCACCGGTGCAGGTGACGTCTTTGCGTCCGACAAGGTGCTGACCGAGTACCGCAAGGGAGACCGCAAGATGGCGGCGTTTGTCTCTGCTCGCGCCGGGGACATTCCCATGGAGCGCCGCGGCTATGAAATCCATGAGTATCAGCCCGCGTTCATCGCGCCCTCCCGTCTGCTGACGCTGGACGAGCTGCGCAAGCGCGGCTTTGGTGAGGCGATCTACGCCAACAGCACCCCCGCCCAGCGTGCGGCCCAGCTGCAGCTGGACGATCTGACCGACATGGAGCGCCGCATCGTGCGCCGCGAGGAATGGATGTGCGCACAGACCATGATCAACAACGCCTGCACCATGCAGACCTACATCGACGACAAAACCGAGGGTGAGAAGCTGCATGTGCAGTTCTATGATACGGCCAGCGACCACACCTACACGGTTGCGACGAAGTGGGATGCGACCGGGGGCGATTTCTTCGGCGATGTCAAGGCAATGTGCCGCAAGCTCTCCAAGCGCGGCCTGCGTGCTGCTGATCTCGTTGTCGGCTCTGACGTGGCCGACGCGATTCTCGATATGGACAAGGTGCAGAAGCTGCTTGACCGCAATAGCGGCATCATCATCGGCACGGTCGATCAGGAACTGAGCCGCTATGACGGCGTTGTCTACATGGGCACGCTGAACTTCGGCGGCTTCAAACTGAACGTGATCTCTGTGGACGAAACCTACGTTGATGCCAGCGGCACCGAGCAGAAGTATTTCCCCGCCACCTCCGCTATGGTCACCGCTCCCGGCTGCGGCCACATGATGTATGGCCAGATCACCCAGATCGATTACGGCGCGACGGACTTTGTATCCCACGCTGCAACGCGCGTCCCCAAGTTCTCCCTGAACCAGGAGGCCGACATCCGCAAGCTGCGCCTGGGCGCTCGTCCTCTTGCCGCGCCTCATAACTACTGCCCGTACATCTACGCCGCCAACGTTGTTGGCTGATACCAGCCAGAAAGGAGCGCATCATGGTAAACATCGAGATCATCAGCGGGGCTTACGGCCACAGGCCGGACGGCTCTGCGCACCCCGTCACCATCGAGCGCGGCCAGTGCTGTGCAGTGCCGGAGGCAGAGGCGGAGCGGCTGATTGCACTCGGCATCGCTCGCATGGCGGTGCAGAGTAGCAGTGGGGCTGTTGCAACAAGCGCAGACGGCCTCAATAGCAATACCACTAGCGTCAACACCCCCAGCGAAGAAAACGGCGCAGAGGGCAAAGAAACGGCCCATCTCGACCCGGAACAGCTGAAAGAGCTGACCAACGATAGGCTCCGCGAGTTGGCAAAAGATATGGGCATCAACCCCGGCAAGCTCAAGACCAAGGCGCAGCTGATCGATGCGATCACTGCGGTTGAGGTTGCCCCCGGCGAAGATGCGCTGCCTGTGTTTGGCGCAGAGGCTCCCGTGGTATGAGCCGCTTTAAGGATATGGCGCTGGCGGATAATGACCGTGTGTTTTTAAACCTCGACGAGTACGGGGAAAAACGCACGGTCATTTACGACAGCGTTACTTATGCGGATATACCAATCGTCCTGTCCGGCATGAAAGAAAAGGACCGGCACCAGCTGGTGTCAGACCATGTGCAGGGGCTATACCTTGTATCGTCTGTGCTGCATTGCTCTGTCCGGTCACTGGGCGGAAACCAGCCTGAAAAGGGCCAGCGAATCAAGATCAACGATCAGGAGGGTGGCGGCGGTTTCTTCCGCGAATACTACGTTGCTACCTCCGTGTGTGAGCTGGGCATGCTGCGCATTGAACTGGAGGCGATTGATGAATGAGCCTGATTCGCGTAGAACAGGTCGGCAGCAATACGCTGGAACGAGCAGAAAAACTGCTGGCCGGAATCCCGGACGGGATGAATCGTGCCGTTAAATCGGCAATGACTCGCGCCGTGTCTCATCTCCGCACGAATAGCTCCAAGGAGATCAGGAAGGCCTATGCGATTTCTGCGGGGGCGCTACGTTCCGAACAGAACATCAAAACCAAGTACACCTATCATCCCGGCGAGGGCGTTTCGGCGCAGGTGCTTTTCAGCGGCTGCAAAATCCCACTCTATCGATACAATGGCACAACGCCGCAGCAGCCGACGCAGGACAAATCACACCCGGTCACAGCTGTAATCCAAGGGCATTGGCGGCGCACATACCCCGGTGTCAGTGCAGCGGGTCACCAGCTGGCAAGCACTTCGCCCGTACGGTTCGACGGTGGATTTATTGCCCGAATGCAATCTGGCCACATCGGAATATTTGAGCGGACTGGAGGCATGACGGCAGACGGCAGCGATGCCATCAAGGAAATCATGGGCAGCTCAGTCCCACAGATGCTTGGGAAAGAAGAAGTGCAGGAATCCCTTGTGAACGGCGCGATGCAGAAGTTTGATGAACGACTTGACCATGAAGTCACCGCAATACTGAACGGATGGAGGTAGTGCTATGACGCTTGTAAACCTGCTAGAGCAGCTCAAGGCCATTACGGACGATGCGGTAAAGGACCTGCTGTTGCCCGTGCGCGCGCAAAAGGGTGATGCCGTTATCGCAGACCGCCCGGCTGCCGTCTACAAAATGCGGTTGCCGGATAGTACCTCAGCGACCAAAAAGGCGCCGTACATCATCCATCAGATCGTCACCAGCAAGGACACGCAACCGTCCGGGCAGTTGGAAGCGGGGAGCGCCGTCGTGCGCTCCATCTTCTGCGTGTATTGCAATGATGAGCAGGAAGGCGCGATGCACCTGCTCAACCTGATAGAACGCTTGCGCATCCGGTTGCTACAGGATGTTGTCATCGGCGGGCAGTTCGAATTGGACTTGGAGGCCGGCGTTGAGACGCTGATCTACCTTGAAAACACAGCGCCATATTTCGCCGGGGAAATGTCCACCACATGGAAAATGCCATCTGTAGAAAGGAAGTGGCGCGAATGGCTGTAAAAGCCAAGGATAAAAATGCCGGTACATTCTGCGCATACATTGGGCCGAGCGTGCGCGGCGTAATCCAGCACGGTACGATTTTCGAGGGCAGCAAACGGGAGACCATTAAAAGCGATGCAGTACACAGCGCAGTTGAGCGGTATCCCGAAATTGCCGATCTGATTGTTTCCGGCGAAGTGCTGGCAGAGGCTCGAATCAAAATCAATACGCCCGGCAGTTTACTCGCGCAGCGGCGCAGAGCGCTGGCGGTCAAAATGAAGGAGGATTAGAAAGTGGTAAATCATGGCATTTACGTAAGCCGTGGGGAGCCGAGCACCAGCATCCCCACTGCCGCCGAGAGCGGAATCCCGTTTGTAATCGGCGCTGCACCGGTGCATATGGCATCCGCCCCGGCAAAAATCGGCGTCCCGGTGCTGTGCAAGAGCTGGGAGGACGTGGAAGCGAAGCTCGGTTATTCCGACGACTGGGACAGTTTCAACCTCAGTGAATTCGCCTACGCCTATTTCAAGCTGTACGGCTGCAAGCCGGTTGTGTTCTGCAACCTGTTTGACCCCGCAAGTATGAAAACCGCCGTCACTGCGGCGGACAAGGACGTGGCCAATCATCAGGTCGTGCTGCCCGGAGAAGCCATCAAGGACAGCGGCCTGACCGTCAAGGCATCCGGCGGTACCGGCACGGCCTATGTCGCCGGTACGGACTATGAGGCCTATTATGCTGATGGCAAGCTCATCATCGAAGTGCTCGAAGATGGCGCGTGCTACGAGGCGACCTCGCTGTCCGTTGCGTACAACAAGGTCGCACCGACACAGCTTACCGCCGCAAAGGTTGCGGCTGGGCTGGAGAACACGGAGCTGTGTATGTCCGCAACCGGTCACGCTCCCGACCTTCTGTGCGCTCCCGGCTACTCTGGCGACAGCGCCGTTGCTGCGGCAATGGCACTCAAGGCGAGTGGCATCAATGGGATGTTCCACGCCAAGGCGCTGGTAGACATCGCCGCAGATTCTACCGGCGCTACCACGCTGGACAACGCGATCACTTATAAGCAGACGAATCTCGCGGACAAGAACGAGATCGTCTGCTGGCCTATGGTGATGAAGGATGGCCACAAGTACCATATGTCCACCCATCTAGCTGGCGTGATGGCACAGACGGATAGCGGGAACGATGGCTGCCCGTATGAAAGCCCGTCCAGCAAAGCGATGGCCTGCGACGCAATGGTCCTCAAGGACGGCACAGAAGTGCTGCTCTCGCAGCCGCAGGCGAACAAGCTGAATGCGCAGGGTATCGTAACCGGCCTTGCCATCCTCGGCAATCTGGTCGTGTGGGGCAACTATACGGCTTGCTATCCCACCAGCAAAGCGGCGGAGGAATATTTCATTCCCTGCGCCCGCGTGTTCGACTGGGTTGGCAATACGCTGGTTCGCACCTTCTGGTCCTATCTGGATGCGCCGGTTACGCGCCGCCTGATTGACACGGTTGTCGACGCTGCCAACATCTGGCTCAATGGGCTGGTTGGCGCCGGGTATCTGTACGGCGCTCGCGTCGAAGCTCCTGCCGACGAGAATACGGTTGAAAACCTCCTCGCCGGCATCATCAAGGTGCATATCTACATCGCTTCGCCCAGCCCGGCGCAGGAGATTGATGTCACCCTTGAGTACGATTCCAGCTACGTGACTGCGGCCATGCAGCTGTAAGAGAGGAGGATAACCACATGAAGATTCAGGAAACCGTTATCAACTTCGCGGTCTATGAAGACAAGACGGAATTCATGGGCATCGCCTCTGTGCAGCTGCCTGATCTGACCGCACTGTCTCAGCAGATTTCCGGAGCGGGCATCGCTGGTAACATCGAGGCCATCATTCCCGGCCACTTCGAGGCCATGACCTGCACAATCAACTTCCGCACGACTACCACCGCTGCGCTGAAGCTGTCCGAGCCTCGACGCCACAACCTCGACATCCGCGTTGCCAATCAGGTCGAGGACCCCGTTGCGGGTAAGATCGCGGCGCAGAGCGTCAAGCATGTGCTTGTGGTGCTGCCCAAGAAGGACGGCGGCGGCACGCTCGCTCCCGCATCCGCTGCCGACGCATCCGGCGAATACGCCGTGCGCTATTGGGCCACCTATGTGGATGGCCAGAAGATCCGCGAGATCGACCCCATGAACTCTATCTGCATCATCAATGGCGTCGATTATCTGGCCGACGTGCGCAAGGCGCTTGGCAAGTAAACATCTGATTGCTCCCCGGTACAGTGCGTACCGGGGAGGTTTTTTGAAATTCTGAAAGGAGAATCCCCATGAGTGACATTTTTTCTGTGAAGGAAGAAACCCCTGCAGCATATACCCTCAAGTTCAAGAAGCCCTTTGAGTACGACGGCCAGAGCTATACGGAGCTGACATTCAACTGGGACGCTCTCACCGGTGAAGATTCCCTTGCCATCGAAGCAGAGCTGCAGGCAATGGGTAAGTTCATCGTCAGTCCTACGTTTTCTGGCGAGTATCTGGTGCGTATGGCTGCAAAAGCCTGCACGCCCCCTGTCGGGCAGGACCTGCTCCGCGCCCTGCCGATTTCTGACTACAACCGCATTCGGAGTGCGGCCCGTTCTTTTTTGCTGAGCACGGAGCAGTAACCGGCGACGGCGGGTCATGGCTCCGGCGGCAGTGCATGACGCTGTCGCGCAATTATAACACTCCTGTTCCATACTGGCTTTCTCTCAATTTTCGCTCTTTGGCGGCGTGGATCGAAGAAAGCAACAGTATGGTGCAGGAGATGAACGAGGCCCAGAAGAAGCGGCAGAAGTAGAGAGGATGTGAGGATATGGCCAATCGCAAAGAGTACGAAATGCTATTTCGACTCGGTGCGCAGATGAATGGCGAATTTACCCGAACTTTCCGTGCGGCGCAGAGCGAGCTTTCTGCGACGCAAAAGGAAATTCAGGCGCTTGGCCGCACACAGGCCGATATTTCTGCCTATCAGAAGCAGCAAGCCGCTATCGACAACACAAAGAAAAAGCTGGAAGTGCTGCAGCAGCAGTACGACAATATCCAGAAGGAAATATCCGAGACCGGAACATATTCTTCTGATCTGGAAAACAAGCTGCTTTCCAAGCAACAGCAGATTGAAAAGACATCGGACGCATTGGGACGGCAGACCCAACGCTTGGACGAGTTGGGGACGGCTCTGCATGAGGCCGGTGTTGACACAAGCAACCTTGGGCAGGAAAGCACCCGGTTAGGCAAGAAGATTGACGAGCTTGCCGAACAGGAACGTCAAGCTGCGGATGGCGCTGAGGATTTTGGAGATCGCTCCACCGAGGCGCTTGAAGCTGTTCAAAGCGCACTCGCTGCGTTGGGGATTACCAAACTGCTCCACGCAATTTATGATGAGTTCCGTGCCTGCGTCGATGCTTCGGTGGAGTTCGAGAGCGCCATGACCGGTGTTGCGAAAACAACCGATCTGACCGATGCGGAGTTCGCAGCCATGTCGGACGCGGTGCAGGAG